CCACTTAGAAAGGCACTTGATAAAATTGAACATTTGTTGCAATCCCTAGTGCTAGCTGGTTCATCTGAATTACGCCCTATCCATGTGTATGATATCTCAATGCATGCCGCTGACGCAGTTTTAGCGGGCGGTGTAAGACGTTCTGCAACTATATGTCTGTTCTCTAAGGATGATGAAGAAATGATGGTTGCTAAGACAGGTAATTGGTTCATTGATAACCCACAGCGTGGCCGTTCAAACAATTCTGCAGTAGTGGTGAGATCTGAAATCACAAAGTCTGAGTTTTCTGATCTAATGAAACCAATCAAAGAGTTTGGCGAGCCAGGTTTTTACTTTGTGGATAACACAGAACATACAACAAACCCATGTGTAGAAATTGGAATGTTTCCACAAATTGATGGTGAGTCAGGATGGCAGGGATGTAATCTTACAGAAATAAATGGCGGTAAGTGTACATCCAAAGAAGAATTTTTGAAAGCATGTCGTGCTGGATCTATAATGGGAACATTGCAGGCGGGTTACACAGATTTTAAATATTTAAATAAAACTACTCAAAGAATTTTTGAAAGAGAAGCACTGTTGGGTGTATCTGTGACTGGTTGGATGAATAATCCAGAAATTCTTTTGAACCCAGAAGTTCAAAAGGAAGGTGCCGAGATGGTTAAAAAAGTAAACAAACAAGTTGCAGACTTAATTGGTATCAATCAAGCCGCAAGAACTACTTGTGTAAAACCATCTGGAAATGCATCTGTATTGTTGCAAACGGCGTCTGGTATTCATGCAGAACATTCTCCAAAATATATTCGCCATGTGCAGATGAATAAGGATGCTGAAGTGGCCCAATTGATTGCACAGACAAATCCATATATGGTTGAAGAGTCTGTCTGGTCGAGCAGTAGAACTGACTACTGTATTGGTTTCCCTGTACTTTCTCCAAGAGGTTCTTTATATAAGGAAGACCTATTTGGTACTGATTTATTGAAGAAAGTCCAGTTAGTACAACAAAATTGGGTAGAGAGCGGAACCAATGAAGAACTTTGTGCAGACCCGACTGTGCGGCATAATGTGTCTAATACGGTGACTGTTGCGCCGCATATGTGGAGTGAAGTAGAAGATTATCTATATAATAACAAAGATTATTTCGCAGGCGTTTCATTCCTTTCTGGTTCTGGCGATAAAGATTTCCATCAAGCTCCAATGACTGAAGTGTTAGATGAAGATGAGATCGTTGCAAAATATGGCAGAGGTGCAATGTTTGCGGCTGGTTTGATTGTCGATACACGCAAGGGATTTGATAACTTGTGGGAAGCAACAAGTATTGCTCAAATGCCACCAGAATATGCTGGAGAAGTTTCTGATTTACGTGCAGAATGGATTCGTAGGTTTCAGAAGTTTGCAGACAATTATTTCAGTGGAGACACAAAAGAAGCAGAATATTGCTTGAAAGATGTGTTCTTGCTTCACAAGTGGACTAAGATACAACAGAACTTAAATCCTATCGACTTTAATACACAATTAGAAACTAAAAAGTATACCGATATCGATACTATGGGCGCTGTTGCATGTCAAGGTGGTGCTTGTGAGATCACTTTTTAATTATTCTAAATACACAAGAATAATTAAGGAGAATACTTTTGAAAACATTAGGCTGCAATGAATGTGCTGGTGAATTTTCGATTGAAACACTAAACAGCGAAGAAGTTCGTTTTTGTCCTGTCTGTGGAGAGGCTCTTGAAGACTTTATAAATATAGAGGAAGAGCTTGACATGGATGAGGATGAATGGTTAGAAGAGTAGGTGGAATTGATTATAGTTTAACATGCCCAGCGGTATGTATTTACGAAGGCGAGAAGGAAGATTTTGATTTTGAAAATTGTCAACTTTTCTTTCTTGCCAACCAAAAAAAATATGAGGATTTTCAGTATAAGAATATTGAGGGTTCTCAACAAATAAAAAAATATGAATTGCCAGAAGAAAGATACGACTTTATATCGGATTGGGCAATGGACATTTTAATTTCCCACAATATAGAAGACATAGCAATAGAAGATTATAGCTACGGATCTCAGGGAAAAGTTTTTCATATTGCAGAAAATACTGGTTTATTGAAATGGAAGATGTGGAATGCTGATATGAATTATAGTTTACTGGCCCCAACAGTAATAAAAAAGTTTGCAACTGGTAAAGGTAATGCAAACAAAGAAAAGATGTATGAATCATTTTTGATAGAGACATCTAGAAATCTCAACGAAGAATTAGAAATAAAATCAGAAAAGATAGGAAATCCTGTCTCTGATATTGTAGATTCGTTCTACATTTGTAAAATGGCACTTGATATATAAAGGAGATAATTTTGTCAAGAGATATAATTGAAAAAGAAGATCGTATAGCAATGAATGAGTGGTTGAAGAACAATAAGGTTTCTGTATGCCCTCCATATTTAAAGACGGATGATGAATTGATAGTCATGAAACATCCCAGAAAAAAGAAAAAGAGCTCTTGACATCTGACATCACATTTGGTATATTAAGTTGTAGCAAAGAGAAAGATGATTCGATATGACACAGACTAATACAGAATTTATGACAGAAATGAACTACTTTGACACATATGGTGACAGTTGTGAATTTTCTACACGGTGGTCTATGTACGGTGAAAATATTCAAATGGACAATGAACATCCTTTCAAAACCCCTATGGTAATTCAAAACAAATGTGATGTATGGGGATATGATGCCTCTGCAATATGTACTGGAAAAACTTGGGGAGATATATGGCAGGCATGTGATGCAGTCATACGCAATTCATATGATAACGAAGGAAACCAAGACCATCATATTTTTATTGAAGATTTAGAATCTGTTGGTGATGGTGTTTGGGATTTGGTGACTGGTTCATGAATATTTTTCGACTTAATGATGACCCTCTAATTGCAGCAAGAGAGCAATGCGACAAGCATGTAGTCAAAATGATCGTAGAGAGTGGCCAAATGCTCTCTACGACACATCGTATGCATGATGGGTGGTTGACTAAACGACCGTCTAAATCAGGCAAGACGATGGTGAAATACTATGTACATCCACAAGAAGATATGGAAGATATTTTATACAAGGCTGTACATTTTCAACATCCGTCTACTGTGTGGACAGGTGAATCGAAACAAAATTATATGTGGCACTTCAGACATTTTGTAGAGTTATGCCATGAATATTCTTATCGATATGGAAAAGTACATGAGACAGAAAAACTTATTCCATATCTCGCAACTCCACCTAAGAACGTAACTACATGGGAAGAAACTCCATTTAAATTGGCCATGAAGTCAAATCCAGAGTGTATGTTTCCAGAAGATCCAGTCAAGTCTTACAGATTATTCTATCAGACAAAACAAGATCGTTTCAAGATGGTGTGGAGCAAACGACAGATTCCAGAATGGTTTCGAAAAAGTCCTTGACAAACCCTTGTGAATGTGTTATAAGTAATAATGTAAACAATATAGAGATAAAACTATGATCTTGATAGACCTAAGTCAAGTTATTATATCGAACCTAATGACCCAAGTGGGCCCTAAAACGGATGAAATCGATGAAGGCTTGATTCGACACATGATACTTAATAGTATTTTGAAAGTCAAAAAGAAGCATGCAGCAGAGTATGGAAATATTGTAATCTGTTGTGATAATAAAAACTACTGGAGAAAGGATGTATATCCTTACTACAAATTTTCGCGCAAGAAAGAGCGTGAATCTTCTGGTATTGATTGGAGTCTCATCTTCAATACAATGAATGAAATGAAATCTGATCTGCGTGAAACGTTTCCTTATAAGATTATCGAAACAGAACGTGCAGAGGCTGATGATATCATTGCTACATTGACACAAACCTATGCGCCCTTTGAAAAAGTCCTTATCATGTCTAGTGATAAAGACTTCAAGCAGCTGCAGAAGTATCCTAATGTTTCTCAGTATAGTCCTATACAAAAGAAATTTCTAGTAGAAAAGAATCCTCAGAAGTATCTGCGTGAACATATTATTCGTGGAGATAAATCAGATGGTGTTCCCAATTTCTTGAGCGATGATGAAGTGTTTGTAGAAAATCGCAGACAAAAACCCATCACTAAAAAGAATATTACTGAATGGCTAGACCTGTCTAGAAATCCCGAAGATTTTTGTGATGCAAATATGCTAAAACGATGGAAGCGCAATGAGTCTCTTGTAGACTTAACTAAAGTTCCCGATGAAATTAGAAGTAACATTCTAGAACAATTTGAAAACGATCCAAAAGGAGACATGAAGAAAGTATTTGACTATTTTATAAAGAATCGTATGATGTTATTGATGGAAGAAATCGATGCATTCAAGGAACAGAAATATAAATCTTATCATGATTTAGATGTAATGAGGACAGCATGAAAGAAAAGAATAGGAACTACAAGTGTTACTCCAAAGTAACTCCAATCGTTTTTCGTGACCATTGTTATGGTTTCGAAGTAAAAGTAACCGAAGTCAATAGTGTTTGGTCACAAGACGGCCGCTCAGTGATTTCTAAAAAGTTCTTTGTTGATGAGACAAAGGCAACTGAATACGCAGATAGCGTTAGAGTGTAATAGGTTGGCCGCGTGATGGAATGGTAGACATAACAGACTTAAAATCTGTGGCCTTAACGGCGTGGCGGTTCGAGTCCGCCCGCGGCTACCATGCGCCTGTAGTTCAACGGTAGAACCTGCCGCTCATAACGGTTATGTTGTCAGTTCGAATCTGGCCGGGCGTACCATTTTATAAGTGAAGATATGAAAAATACACCATATGATAATGATAACTATGCTGAGATGTATGATAAAAGATATTTACATGCACCGAGCACTAAGCAGATCATTAATTATGAATTGGAAATCTTAGAAGAATTTATGGTGAATAAATCTTCTTGGATGGATGTTGCATGTGGAACTGGATATGAACTAAGAAATGCATCTGGAAATATTTCTAGATATGGATTAGATCAATCTTCAAAGATGATAGACGTTGCACTAAAAAGAAATGGCCACAAAGTAGATTTTACAATTGACAATTTACTAAGCCATGTAGTAGAACGTAACTATGATTTAGTGACAAATTTTTGGTATGGGTATATTCACCAATCTTCTTTAGAAGAGGTAGAAATATTTTTCAAAAAAATGGTTGAAATGACAAAAGATGGGGGAGATATATTTGTAGCGATCTGCAATCCTTGGGGAATATTCAGCAACTATGAATACAAATGGGATTCGATTTATAATAATAATGACATGACACTTGATGCAATTGTTTGGTCTTCTAAAATAAAAGATACCACGCACGAATATAAGCATTGTCATGCTCCCCATCCACAATTAATATGTAACTGGATATCTCCACATTTTGAAGAAACGATACGAGTGGACTATCCCACAGAACCGAAAAGATTCGGATTTTTATTTAAACAAAAAAGGTGAAGAAGATGAAAAACTATATTATTGCCACAGCATTGGCCACATTCGCAACACAAGCAATTGCAGCAGAGTATGCAACAATTACTAATGTTTCTCCTAATTATCGACAAGAAACTGTTAACACACCAATTCAACGATGTGATATTGTAGATGTTCCAGTCTATGGAAATGTTGGTGGTGGTAATGGTGCCAGTTCCAGTGACATTCTTGGTGGAATGATTATCGGTGGATTGCTTGGTGGAACCGCATCTGGAAAAGATAGTGGTGCTGCTGCAGGAGCAGTTATTGGTGGATTGATTGCAAATGATAATGCAAATCGTCCAAAGCAGGGAATTGTTGGGTACAAGCAACAGCAACAATGTACTACTGAATATCAGTCAACAATTACTAATGTAGTCAAGAACTACACCATTCGGTATGATTGGAATGGTATTGTTGGGAAAAGCTATACATATAACAAATACAATGTAGGTGATAGAATTCCAGTAACTATTACAATTAATGCTAATTAGGCCCTTGACATTTCGCTTCGAATCGATTATATTATATATGTAATCAAGAGAAAAGGAATCATATTATGAACACTCAAATCGAAACCCTTTTAGAAAACATCAAACAAGACTATTTCAATTGGACTAGTCGAAACGGTACTAAAGAATTGTCTGAACATAACTATACTATGATCGAACAATTCAATGATGGATTGACTGTTAATGTTGGCAGTAAATATATCAAAGTTGTATCTGGTAGTAGTGTTTGGGGATTTGTTGTCAACACTGAAAATGACAAAAAATTCAAAAATGGTGATATTCTAAAAGCAGCTGGTTGGAAAACCCCAGCTCGGAATGCTGCTCGGGGAAATGTTTTTGAAGATTACAGTATTGCATGGACAGGGCCTCATTATTTGAAATAGGCCCTTGACATTTCATTACGAATCGTTTATAATATAAGAGTAATAAGAAAGAAAATAATGATAGCTCAAAAAAATAAAACAATATTAGTTGACTGTGACGGCGTTCTCCTTGATTGGGAGTATGCCTTTGACTGTTGGATGCACCGGCATGGATATAGTGTCGAAGTTGAAGACGAATACAAAATGAATATCAAGTACGGACTTGAGAAATCTGAAGCCAAACGGTTGGTGCGGATGTTCAATGAATCTGCTTGGATTCGGAAATTGCCTCCCCTTCGGGATGCGATTAAATATGTGAAAAAACTTCATGAAGAACATGGATATATTTTCCATGCGATTACTAGTTTAAGTAACGATCAATATTCACAACACTTACGGACTAAAAACCTTCGGGAATTGTTCGGCGATAGTGTCTTTGAACGGTATGTTTACCTTGACACTGGTGCTGACAAAGATGAAGCTTTGTTAGAGTATTCTGGTTGTGGATGTTATTGGGTAGAAGATAAACCTGAGAACGCAGACCTTGGTTTGCGGATGGGTTTAGAGAGTCTTCTGGTTGCTCATGGACACAATGCTTACTATTCTGGTGATGCAATTCGGGTTCAAAACTGGAAAGAAATCTATGAGTTGATTACTGATTTTTAACCATCTGTTATCCATATGCTCATTACGTTTGTGGAACTAATTGAATATGATTGAACGCTTTGTTTAGATTGCCAGTTACCAACATTATAAGCGATCCAACTGCTGTTATCTCTATATCCATAATTTGAATAATAAGTACTGCCAGATGTATGTCCAGTTGCTATCATCCAATGGTCAGCACTGCCACTGGTATTATCTCTGGTGCCGACAGCTATGCCCAAAGATGGACTCATTCCCTGCCAGCCGGCTTGGTGCCAAAAACCTTTATCAGTTCCAGTAAAGTAATTTGCAAACTTTGTTGTGTTCGTTGAACTATTGGTGCCGGTGGATGCTATCAATGGATATACATTGTTCTCATTTGCACCCGTTGGAGCTATACCATTCGCTGTTTTACTGTTTTTCGTAGTAAATGCGACATCTGTAGCATTAATATCTGGTCCTAGCATCATAAATGAACTGCCCGCAGTATAATCCAGTCCACCTACTGTTGTAGCGTTCGGGCCCATTGTAGCAACTGTATTTCTGTGAGATTTCATATACTCAATGCTAGAAGAAGACTGTAAGTTATCCCATCCCGCATTGGATGTTGAAGTCCATCTTTCACTTGTGACATAATTTGCGGAGCTGGTGCCACCATGTACGTGGCTATAATCCGCAACTTCACTAAATAATATTTCAATCCAACCTTTACCACCAAAAGATGCATATCTTGCACTAAACGGTTTTCCGTTATTGACATTAGGAATCTGAAGCGTTACAATGCCATCCGGCTCATTTGCAGAATAGGCAGCTGCAATACTACTATATGCAAACAGTAAATTAAACGTGGAAGTTTTTGTAGCCGTATTAATACCTTCTGTCGCAGAGAATGTTAAATCAAAAGTACCTTCGTCTGCTGGGTTATTTGTGCCTGGCGTTATTGTGAATTGATTTGTATTTGCACCAGTTCCTTGTGCAACTGTTGCAATAGTTCCAAGAGAACCAGATGTGACTGAATAACTCCAAGTTAAAGGAAGGCCTTCTGGATCTGAAGAAATAGCAGTAATAACTGTAGGTGTTCCATCAATAGCAAGAACGTATGTTGTATCCGCTCCAGTAATAGCTGTAGGGCTTTCATTTAATAATGCAACACTATACCAACCATTTCCATCGTGGACATAAAAATGTCGTGAACCTGATACAAATGCCATGTCACCAGATGTATTTCCAGCTACAGGTAAATCATTTGTTGTTGCATAAACGGTTACGCCACCACCACCCATTGCACCAGAAGTACCACTAGAATCAATATTGGTGTCCAGTGATCCACCTTCCGACATTAGTTGTGATAGTTTTCTTGCTCTAGACGCTGGCATTTAGATTAAACCTTTTTCTTTTAGTTTCTCTCTATTTATCATATGAAGTTCTGTCAATTTATTTTTATTCTCTGCATTATAAGGAACTGCATGATGATTTTCTAGCATTACTGTAGAAACACTCTTCGTTGAGAAATTATTTTTATCATCTTTGTGTTCTATAATAAAGTCTCCAAGAATTCTTCCAAACTTCCCTGTCTTGTCTTTTTGCGTTTTAATGATTTGCATTGAGCCAATGGGAAGCAATCCTTTTAGATAATCTTTTGCAGCCAACCCAAATACTTTTTCTTCTTTGTCTCTTGTGCGTGATTCTGGAGTGTCTATCCCAACAATACGAACACGTTCTTTATGCATCCATACGCCAAATCCCAAATCGATGTCAACATCTACTGTATCGCCATCAACAATTCTTAAAATTTTACATTTATATTCATAAGCCATTTCTTATCCTTTTAACGGAGCTGTTGGTGGTGTAAAGTTTGCGGTGTAGCGGGCTAGACCCTTAGTGATACGGAAGTCTTGGATGTA